ACAATGACTGTATTTGATCCGCTTCATAATCATTAATCTCGCATCGAATATAAGACTTGCCGCTCGGCATTGGCTTACCTGCTTCACGCATCAACCAATAGATCTGATTGATATGCAATCCATCTGGTAAATCTCCTCCTTTCATGCGCACAGTTTCACACCAAGCGCCGAACTGCTCTAGCCATCCATCAATTGTGTATTTATTCCAATCCATTACTGGTGTTACTACTGCCGCATTCATACCGTCACCTAACCCTATTTAAATATTGAACAACTGTATTGAGTGCCTCTAATCCAGAACACTTCTTGTTTTTGACAAACCATTTTTGCGTTAATTAAAGTGCCCCCGATTCCTAACCCAAACAGAAGCACAACAAATAAAATCCATAGCAATCCATAATCAGTTCTTTTTCTCATCACGCCACCTTCAACCGTTTCATTGCTTCTTCAATCCAATTGAGCACTAAGCCGCTTTGAACTTGCTTTGTAGTGCCACGAATTACAGTCCATCCGTGAATAGCTGCAACTGAGTATTTCTCGCAGTCTGCTGTGTAGCCTTCGCCTCTTATGTGACGACCATTACTGAATGCACCACCCTCGACTTCGACTAAGATTGGATAACCTTCAATTCGAAAGTCTGCCTTCCATCTACGCTCAGGATGGAATCTAAACTCCTGCTCATAAGCGATGTTCATCACATCTAGCTGACGGCAAAGCATTGCTTCGCCTTTGCTAACACCTTGTCTATGCTTCAGTGGCACGCTAGAACGCGCCACTGGTTTTGATCTAATGCGTTGAGCGTCTTTGAATGTGGTCATTGGTCACCTGCCTCAAGAACATCAGTTCTTTCACGCGCTAGATATAGGTCAACTTCTTCAAGCAAGGTTTCATAGCGTCTTTTCGCTTCACTACCCAATGCAGAAGCTTCCTTCTGAATTTCCCATGCTTTGTCGTAGTCCTTTTTTGTATGCACTGGCTCGTCAGGGTCATGCACAAAACAATCCCGAAACTCTTCAAAGCGATTGATAGATTCTCTATGGATTTGAATCCAATGAATAAACATCATTCCGATTTTGGCCAATTCTTCGTTAGTCATGACTTACCCCCTCAATTGCCCTCATTCCCTTTTTCATCATTTCAAAATAGGTTTTAGAGCATGGTGTTTTACGGTTTTTGATCAATCCGATCTTTGTGCTCGAACAATTCATGTAATTCGCCAAATCCAAAGTTCGACCTAATTTCGCATCTAGCCAGTCACTTAGTTCTTTTGCTTGTTCTTCATTCAATCTCGGCATCTGAGTTTGAGTTTTTGCCCTGCCACGCACCTTGACTTCTCGATTGTTAAATTTTTGCTTCGGTGCAATACCAGTGAATCCCTGAAGCACTGTAATTTTGTTGCCCTGTGCTAACCATTCTTCTACTGTTGTTGTCATGGCTTATCTCCAAACAATCGCTTAGTTTTCTCGCTTGCAAAATATAATTTGTCGTGACCAACCCTTTTAAAGTAAAGCCACCCTGACTCGCTCAAAGACTTACAAAGTCTCTGCGCAGTACGCTTACTAACACCTAGCTTGTGCTCAACTTCCGCACTGTTTAGGGCTTTATCTGTTTCAGCAAATTGACTCAGAACAAAAACAATGTTGTCGAATATTTCTACATAGTTACTCATGCCGCACCTCCTTGCTCATTTAAGCCAGAAGGTCGCTTAATAAGAGCCTTTAACTTATCGAGATATTCCTTAGCTCTTTGTTTTTCTTCTTCCGGTTGAACTACTGGCTTGTCTTCGCCAAAATCAGCCCAATCAGACTTAACAGGTATCGCTGCTGGCTTTACCCATATTTCTTGACATATGCCCTTTGCTACAAACTCATTAACAACTTCAACGTAATTCTCTTTAAATGCTTCATAAACATTGTGAGATGCACGCTCAAAGTTTGTTGCGTAATCAAGATTTAAAAATCCCTGATAGCAACGATCAAAGGCCTCTTTTTCAGCGTTGGTGATAGGTGAATCATTGTGTACACGCCACTTGATGATATCTGCCAAAGCAGCATGTTTTTTCTTGAATGAATCAACTGCCCGCTGCTGCTCAGTGCCAAAGCCTGTAATCCCTAAGCACCACTTACGGAACATTGCTGGATCAGGGCAAAAACCGTTGTCACGCACCATTGATAAGCCAACATTGACTTGGTCATGAGTAAGTCCATCAAGGCAAATTTTCATAGCATGATTGATTTGTTCAGTAGGAATGCCCTCAAAGGTTTTCTCAAAAGAACGTGGTGCAATCGCTTTGAAGATACCAACCACTTTTGCAGAGTTGACTGGCTGAATTGCTTGTTGAGTGTTAGAAACCATACTGTTCATGACCAGACTCCTCTTTTGCAATTAAAGCTTGTATTTCAGACATGCGAGTTGATGCTTGGCTCTGTTGTGAATAAGCTCTTGTGTATGTTTGAACAGCTTGCTTTGGTTCAAACAATCCAATCCAGTTACTTGTGATTGAGTTTTTAAGCGATTGGTTCGCTTTATCAGCTCCCCATTTTTCTAAATCTTTAATGGCGAGTTCGACCGCTTTTTGAGTTGGTTTTTTATTCATGCTAAAACGCATTTCAATGTATCCAACCCAAAGTTCACGACTAACACCATCAGGCAATTCAATCAAAGATGCTTCATCCAAAGAAAATTTAGTTTTTGCTTTCTTATGTGTAATCTCTTGAGTAGTCTCTTGATATTCTCTTGTATATAAGAGCGTGTCATTTTGACCCAATGATGATTGGTTCATTTTGACACTATCCATTGGTTCATTTTGACCCAATGCATTAGTCCAATTTGAACCTATCGATTGGTTCATTTTGACACTATCAATAGAATCAATAGCTTGTGATATGTTTTGTTCAATTATTGACAAAACATCATAGTTAATCGAATAGTAGTTGACTTGGTTTGATCGCTTGCTATCAAAATTACTAACAATTATTAAATTTTGACTTTTTAGTGATTTCACAGTGCGTTTTAACGTGGATAAAGACATATATTTGAGTTGCAATATCCACTCGTCATATGTGTTATAAATCCACTTTTTCCCATCTTTAAAGTTTTTAGAAGCACCCAGCCAGTAATGAAGCTGTTGTAGGAAAATCGCCTCATTCAATCCAATTGCCATTGCAAGCGATGGCTGAACCTGCAATGGTGATTCATTAATCAGAAGCTTCGACATATCTAGCTCCTTTTCTTGAATTGCAGGTTTTGCACATGGTTTGCAGGTTTTCAAGCGTAGTTTCACCGCCTAACACCTCTGGTTTAATGTGGTCACAAGTTAGATTTTTTTGCGTTCCACAGGTTATGCACTTAAATCCATCTCGCTCGTAAACACTCATGCGCAGCTTCATGCCTATTTTTTTCTTTTTGTGGGCTTGGGGGTTGGGTTCGTTTTCCCAAAAAACATATCGCCCGTATTGTGCTTTATGCACTACATTGAGAATTATGTTTGCGCATGTGTTGCAAAGCACAACATCCTTGTGTATTACCTCGTAATAACGCTCTGCGTCTTCTTTCTTACAGTATCTACAAGTCTTCACGCTTCACTACCTCGACACTTGTTGGTTGGTGGTAGTTCTGCTAATATTTGATAGTTCATTTGATTTACCTCATTGAACATTAAGCCTGATCTTTCCCATCAGGCTTTTTCTTTGTAACCAAGCTCAAAACTCATTCCAAAATCCTCAATGTCATCTTGAAAAAGATCGTCAATTGTTTGTTTGCTTTCCATCCACGCTTTTGACATCACAAAAAGCGCATTTAGTTTTTCCTCGCTAATCATTCGATATTTCTTGAGGACAGTCTTAAATCCAAGAATGTCCAACAGCACTAAACAGTTCTCAAGCTCAGTCAAGCCATTGGATTTTCTATCATTTTTCATTCGTGATAATGTGCTTGGATCAATCCCCAACTGTTCAGCAACCTGACTTTGATTGCTTGATGCAAGGGCTTGCAAAACTCTAGAAACTTCATTTCTAGCCCTTGCACTCAATTCGGTTGATACTTTGCTCATGGTTTAGTTCCTAAGCGGTTAATGCTTCTAAGTCAGCTTTAAGCTTGCCTTTGGTTAAGATTTGAATTCGGGCTTGTGTATCTCGTGGAATTCCTTTTGAGCGCCACTTGCTCACAGTTCCACGGGTAACATTCAGCTTTGCAGTTAATTCAATGTCTTTAGCAACCTTAAAGTGAGTTACTAAATCATCTACTGTCATGTTTACCTCGATAAACTTTTAGTTTCCCCAAGTAAACCATAAGTTTCTCTTGATAGCAATACATTTGTTTACTATTGGAAACATCTGAATAGGATTTTTTATATGAGCGAGATCAACGACCGCATAATTGAAAGAATGCGAGAGCTCAAATTGAGACAGGTAGATTTGATTGATGCTACAGGCGCTAAGAAAGGTACTGTTTCTAAATGGATATCCGGCATTAACACGCCTAGTGTTGAATACATGCCAGCTCTCGCTCAGGTGCTTAAGACAACTGAAAGCTGGTTGTTAACAGGCAAGGAACCAAGCAGATTTAATAATTTAAATGTTCAAGAGTTCATGGATAAACATGGGCTTGCTAAGAAAGAAAATTCATCATTTGATACTGACAACATCATGGATGTAGATGTTGTTGATTATGAAATGTCTAACGGTTATGTATGGATAGATGTCGTGGAAGCTAGTTTTTCATGTGGTACTGGGGAATCTATTGAGTTCCATTTTGATGTAATTAATGGGAAATACCCTTTCCCTCCTTCCTTTTTCCAAAGGAAAGCTGTTGATCCGCAATGCTTGAAACTTATTAGGGCTAAAGGTGACAGCATGGAAGAGTATATTTTTCATGATGATTTAGTTGGTATTGATATCTCTCAAACTGAAATCATTGATGGGGAGATTTATGCTGTTTACTTTGAAGGCGAAGGGATGATTAAGAAGATCTTCAAAGAAGAAGGAGGTGCTTTAATTCTCCATAGCCTTAATGAAAAATACAGAGACCGTAAGGTGACTGAGCAAAACGGAATTAACTTTAAGGTAATGGGACGCCAGGTCTGGCGAGCCGGTTAATAAAATTTTTTTTAAAAATGAGAGTGCAATGATAGGAACACTTAACAAAACAAAAACTGCCTTGTCTATTAACAAACAAGAATTTAAACAGGCACTTGGGAAAATTGGCGAAGGAATTGATAAGCAAATTGCAGGCCTTAAAAAGAACAAGCAAAGTTATGATGCGGCAGAAATGGCACGTGAAGTCATAGCTGAAGCAAACATCTTTGAAGCCATCATTGAGGGATTTAATGAAGCTGAAGGTACTAATCTAAAGTTGGCTGACATAACAAATCTTGAGGCGGCGCAAGGCTGGATCGATGAGTTTTTAGAGAAGTATTCAAACGCATAAAGCTAAACCTGGTACAACATTGGCGGGAAGGATATTGAATGGGCGGCAATAGAAACTTTATTTGCAACGAACATGGTCAGGAGATTCTAGATTCTCCCAAGTATTTTGACATGCCCATAGTAATGGCTAGAGATTTAAGAAAGATATCTCTTTATCAGTTTTCTGGTGCACCAGTTTATCATTGTGAGACCCATGAGAACATTGTGGGTTTAAGTTTATATTTAAGAACAAATATTGCTCCAGATACCATGAAGCACAGTTTTGGATTAATTAAAAATGTGAATGGACGATTGGAATGGATTTATGATTTGTGCGTCTACCCAAAACATCAGCGCTCTCATGTAGACAAGAAAAGTAAGCAAGTTTTTTATGGCCCACACGCACATTGCTTGTCTGATGCCTACCGTGTTCCATTTGATTATGAAATTGAGGAATGGGAAATGTGGTTTAATCTATTTGCAAAAAACATTAATTTACGAATTGATTCGAGTGATATAATGGCACCTCTTGCGGGGGAGTTACTATTATGATTTCGCTTCTTTCTGATACAGTCTTGAATGCCTTTATGCAGAAGATATCTGATCGTGATAATTCTTGTGGGTTTACCTTGCCTTTAGTTTTTCCTAACGGATCTCCTGCTATTGTTTATGCCCACAAAGGTACTCGTGATGAGATTATTCTTAATGATTATGGTTTAAATATTCGTCATTTTGATGAATCCGTAAGTGCTATTGATTTTGATGCAATTGAAAAGGTAAAGCAGTTTAGCAAAGACACATCTGTGTTTGTCAAATCTGGTTGCATGATGGCTGAGGCAAGTATTGAACGGCTTGATTTTACTGTTTTGGAATATACAGAAGTGCTGAATAAACTCATCTGTTTTCAGTATAAGTCTAAATCCCATAGAGCTATTGATGAAATTCTCGATTCAATCAGGATTGCACTTGAACGCAGGTTTAATTCAATTGAGGTAAGCCCAAAGTTGGTGGGTAGATCAGGTGAGAAATATAAATTCAACTTTTCTCACTTGAACACCTTTATTGATTACATGCAGGCAGATAAGAACAAAACAAATACTCAACTTAGAAAGATGATTGACACAAAACACCTCAATCAAGATGTGCAGTTCAATATCATCATTGATGATCTGGAAAGTGATAAATATAAAACCGAGCAAACAATCCTTTCTGAATATGCAAAAGTACAACCGCTCAGTAGATTTTTAGCAATTTAGAATAAAAAACTCCATCCAACCCGACCCAGTGTTGGGTTTTTTATTGTCTATAAGAAACATTAGTTTCCAAAGAATAAAAATAAGTTTCCCAAAATAAACTTTTCTGTTGACAATAAAGTTTCCTTAAGTAAACTATAAATCATACACAAACAAAAAAGTCCCTGACATTCGACCGACGGGACTTTTACTCAAAGAGTGAGGTCATTATGACACAGAATTACGAAATTAAAAATCGCTGGACTGGTGAGGTCCTTTTCTCTTGTGAAATCCCTGACGGTATGGAATCTGGAATGATTGCACGTCATGCGGTTGAGACTGCTATTGCTGAGGACGCGAATCTTCAGGACGCGAATCTTCGGGACGCGGATCTTTGGGGCGCGAATCTTCGGGGACGCGAATCTTCGGGACGCGAATCTTTGGGGCGCGAATCTTTGGGACGCGAATCTTGGGGGCGCGAAAAATGCTCCGCTTATTATCCCAGCCTTACGATGGCTTGTTTGCATTAATGGATTTGGTTACATGCGAATCGGCTGTCAAAACCACAAAGTAGAGCAATGGAAAGCTTTTACAGATCAAGAAATTAGTCGCATGGATAGTGATGCTTTGAAATTTTGGAATCAATACAAGGTCATGCTTTTGGCTGCTTGTGAAGCGCATGTTCATTCTGATGAGGAGGTTGATCAATGACACAAAACGAATTAATCGATCAATTGATCAAGAACCAAAACGAGAAGCGCGAAAAGTTAGCATCATCTGGTTTCTTAACTTTGCTTTCAATCGGCTTTGTCGTTCTGTTCTTCGCGTTCTTATCTGCTGTTTTTGTTTATAAGGCTGCTGATGAGATGGACTATCAAGAAGCGAAGGCTAAGGCTTATCAACAGGAGTTCAATAATGGCTCTAACCGTGATCTGGCTGTACTTCAATCTAATACTGGCAATACATTGGGGGTTGTTCGATGAACACTTACTATAAGCCTGAAGTTTTTGCTGCCTCATTTCCAGAACTAGCACTTGCTGATGAATTTATAACTCAAGCGAATTTTGTCTACTTCACACTTGAAGTATCTGGCGATGGCTACCCTGTTTATGTGTCTGGGGTGATTGAAGCATCTGAGAAAGAAGATTGCTTTGAATATAACGCGACGATGAATCCGCAAAATGCTGTAGATATTAACTTTGATTATCTTGAAGTTGATACGCAATCACTAGCTTTGGTTGAAGATTTTTCGGAATACGAAGTTAGTAATGGGATGAAATTTAAGCTTACAGAAGCTCAAGCGCAAAAGTTGAATGAGTGGCTTAAAGAGCATGCGATTGAGCAGAAGACAAATCATTTAAAAGGATGTTTAGCATGAGTGAATTACAAGTTATTGAGCAAAATGCGATTGTTGCAGCATTCCAATCTCAAGGTGGTACAGACGCTTTATTTGAGCGTATCGCTGAACAGGCTCGCTCGGTTGTGCCTGATGTGACAACAAAAAAAGGGCGCGATGCAATTGGGTCATTGGCTGCAAAAGTAAGCTCAAGCAAAAAACTTGCTGAAAAATATGCTTTGGATTTGGTTGCTGACCAAAAAGCTCAAATCAAAATTGTAGATCAAGACCGTATTCAATTTTGCAAAAAAATGGATGCGCTACGTGCTGAAATTCTTGCACCACGCGATGCTTATGAACAAGCTGAAAAAGATCGTGTAGCGAAGCATAAAAATTTCATCGCATCAATTTTTACCATGGGTGCATTTGAACAGTACGAAAACCGTGGTAGCGACTACATTAAGCAGATGTTTTCAAACATCGAAGATATTGTGATTGATTCTTCTTTAGAAGAATTTGAGCAAGAAGCCAAAATCGCTAAATTCGAAACACTTGAAAAGCTACGCACTGCCCTGACTGCACGTGAAAAATATGAAGCCGAACAGGCTGAATTAGAGCGTTTGCGTCAAGCTGAAATTGAACGTCAGCAACGTGAACGTGACGAAGCTATTGCACGTCAGGCTGCCGAAAACGCGCGCATTGAAGCTGAAAACAAAGCTCAGGCTGAACGCGAACAAGCCGAAAAGTTAGCGCGTGAATCTGCGGAACGTGAAGCACGGTTACAGGCTGAAAAAGAAACTGCTTTATTGCGTGAAGAACAACTTAAACAGCAAGCTATTGAGCGCGAAAAGCAAGCTGAAATTGACCGCAAAAACGCGATTGAAGCAGAACGCAAGCGTATTGAAGATGAGCAGGCCGCAAAAGCTAAAGCTGAAAAAGAAGCGGAAGCAGCGCGATTGGCTAATGTTGAACATATGCGTTCTATCAATCGTGAAATCCTAAATAAACTTTGCGAAATTGGACTTGATGAGGGTCAGGCAAAGGCGGTGATTACTGCAATTGCGCAAAACCAAGTTCCACATGTTTCTGTTAAATATTGAGGATTAGAAGATGAATGCACCAGTCAAAGCAGAAAACCAAATCGCAGCGCCTGCAAACATTAAACAATATGTAAGCGATGCAAAAATTCGTCAAAAATTTGAAGAAATTCTGGGTAAAAAAACTCAAGGCTTCTTGGCTTCAGTGATGCAAGTTGCGAATCAAGGGTATCTAAAGAAAGCAGAACCAGCGACAGTGATTAATGCTGCAATGATGGCTGCTACATTGGATTTGCCAATTAATAATAATCTTGGTTTTGCTTACATTGTTCCTTTCAACACTAAGCGGAAAAACCCAAATACAGGCAAATTTGAATATGTGACTGAAGCGCAATTTCAGCTTGGTTATAAGGGGTTTATTCAATTAGCGCAGCGTTCTGGTCAGTTCTCTCGTATTGCTGCGACGCCAGTTTATGAAGGTCAATTGGTATCTGCCAACCCTTTACTTGGCTATGAATTCGATTGGACTATTCCCAACCAAGGTGAAGCAATTGGGTATGTTGCGTTCTTTAAGTTGCTAAATGGCTTTACTGCTGAACTCTATATGAGCAAAGACGATGTTCTTAAGCATGCAGGGAAATACAGCCAAACCTATAAATCTGCTGAAGAGAAGAAAAACAAAGGCGAATGGGGTTCGAGCGTTTGGCATGATCAGTTTGAATCAATGGCTTTAAAAACCGTGACCAAACTTTTGTTGTCAAAACAAGCTCCTCTTTCGATTGAGATGCAAACAGCGCAGTTGGCAGATCAAGCGGTTGTTCGTGATGTTGAAACTAATGACTTTGATTACATTGATCACAATGAAAATATGGCAGCAATTGAGCAAAAACCCACAGTTCCAGAAAATGAATTTCCTGTTCTTCTTGAGCAAATTAAAGCAGGTGCGCTAGAGAAAGAATACGTTTTTGGTGAATACCAATTAACTGATGATCAAAAAGTTAAGGTAGAAGCACTATGAAACTATTCCGATGCTCAAGCCTGTCTAAACTTATGGGCGATTCCAAAACTAAAGGAGCTGTATTAAGCGATACAGCTAAATCAGAAATTCGATCACAAGCTAAAGAGGATTTATTTAACTTTCGTGCTTTCCTTGGCAATCAATACACACGCAAAGGCAACATGCTTGAGGAATTGGCAATTGAAATGTCGGCAAAGATGAGATTTCGCAAGTACCAAAAGCATGAAGGTCGTATTGAAAATGGATTAATCACTGGTGAGTGCGATGTTTTGGATCTAACCAATAAATTGATCATTGATACAAAATGTTCGTGGGATATTGGAACACATCCATTTTTCCAAGATGAAGCTGAAGACAAAGCCAAGAAAGCAGGTTATGACTGGCAGATGCAAGGCTATATGTGGCTGTATGGTTGTGAAAAAGCTGAGGTTGATTTCTGGCTATTCCCTTGCCCTCTTGAGCTTACAAACGATTGGGATGATCGAGATCAATTGATTGATCTTGTTGAGCAGATAGATATTCGCCAACGACTAACAACTGTTGTTTATGAACGTGACGAATCAATGATTCAAAAAATTAAAGACAAAATTCCGCACGCTCAAGCGTATTACCAACAATGTCTAGATCAGCGTGCAATTAAAAGCTTAGGAGTGGCGTGATGAGACTTTACTTAATCCCTTACGCATTACGAACCAGGTCTTATTTAATGATCGAGTTTAAAGAATGGTGCTTAAAAAAGAACTACGACATATCCAATGATTCTAATTTTAGCATCAAGAAGCCGAATGGTGTTGTTGGGCGTTCATTTAAAAATGATAAATGCAACAGAAACTTTTTATCAATATGTCGAGATTTTTTGATCAATGAAAAGGGTCACAAAATGATTGGTTGTAATAAGAGATAAGGTGGCGAGATGGAAATTAATCAATTAAAACCTGCTGAAATTGTGCGTGATGATATGGGCCAATGGATTCATCCCGAATATTGCGCATATATAAATGCAATGAGTAGTGAATCAGAACATTTCAACGAAGAAGAATGGACTGAACTTGAGCGACATTTCAATATCGAAACAGTTGAAATCTGGATGAAAGCAAGTGCTTCGGAAGATGATTGGGAAGTCATGATGGATACTGCTGATATTACTAAGTGGGATCCAATTGCACCACATGGATTTTTCTTAATAGAAATTGGGTTTAGCGAAGATGATGCTTATGCGCTCTTTGCTCGTGAAATTCGTGAAGAAAGTGAGGTGGCGTGATGATTGATTTAAAGAAAGTTGAAATTAAAGTTGATGGTGATGATATATGGCTTAATGGAGATTTAATCTCTAAATGTGGTGGTAATGATGAGTGGACTGCATTTTTTGACAATGGTCTTCAAGAAGATTTTGAGACTTTAGAGCAAGCTATAGCATATTGTTTGGAGCCGAGCCATGATTGATTTAGCAACAAAACAAGCTTTTTGGTGTGAGCAATTGCCAAATTTCGAAGCTAAATATTGGTTACCAAGCCATTTTGAGTTTTTGATTTTTGACAAAGATCAAGGTAACTATGTCATTAAAGAAGATTTAGATCCAAGCTTTGAAGATGAAGCAACTGAAATTTTTCATCGTGTAAATACTGGTTGGGCAATGTGGAAAAAGGCAATTAATTTTAATGATCAACAAGCCGAAATCGACTCACTCAAAGCGAAGTTGGCAAAGGTTGAGAGTGGTGAGTTTGTGGTGGTGCCGAAATCAGAAATCGGAAACTACTATTTCGATGATAGTGAGTGCATTTACATTGATGAGCCTGATAGTTTTTTATCTGAATTAGATGTTGGTGAAGTTTGCGAAGTAAAGCGGCGAGATTATTTTGATCTACCAACTCAGTATGCAGCAAAAGTCTTCATAGATATTGACAATATTGAATGGAGGTTGTTTGAAAGCGAACTTGAGGCAGAAATTGCAGCAAATGAGTGTAAAGACAAGTTTTGGGGAGAGCAAGGAGGTGGGGATGAGTGATTTATCAAATGCGATAAAAGACGTTTTGGGTGAGCGCTCTCGTCAGATTAGTGTGGAAAATTATTCGACCAATCATGATGATCAATATCAAAACAATGAGTTGGTTCGTGCTGCAAGTGGGTATGTTGATCATGTTTTTAGTAGAGGCTGGACCTATTCTGATCTCGGCCCAGAAGTTTATCAAAAAGAAGATGTTCCAGAATTTTGGCCTTGGAATGAACAACACTGGAAACCAAAAAGTCCACGTGAAGATTTGGTAAGAGCTGCCGCTCTATTGATTGCTGAAATTGAACGTATTGATCGCAAAGAAGCTGACGGAGGTTGAT